AGGCCTTCAGAGGTACTCTCAATGAGGTGAATACGATCGCCTCAAACGCAACCCCTGCAACGGCAGGTGACTTCACTCTGACCATCAACGGTCAAGAGACAGCGGCTATTCCATTCGATGCAACTGCAGCAGACATCCAAGCGGCCCTTGAATTGCTCTCTACCGTGGCTTCTGGCGATGTAGCTGCCGTGGCTACTACTGGTGTCGATCTTGGAGATGCCAGTGCTGTGGTTACTCTCACATGGGGTGGACTGCTCGCGGGTCAAGATATCACAATCTCCATCGATGTTTCAGGACTCACCGGCAACGCACATGTTCTGGCAACCACCACTGCGGGTGGTGCAAATGAGGCCAACGGTACTCAAGAACTCAAGGGCTTTGTCTGGCCCGATGAGATTGCTTTGAATGCTTCAGATGAAGTGATTGGCCAAGTGCTCATGCAAGGCAAAATCCATGCCGACGATGTGCCTCTCATTACTGGTGCATATGGACAGTTGGAACTCAATGTCGCCTTACGTGAGGAGGCAAGAGATCTCGGCATCATCGTGCAGGGGCTTACTCAGGTTCGTTGATTGACGTTTAGCAATGACAGAAATTTAGGGAGATCTTTCGTTACGGAAGGCCATCCCAGGATCACACAAGGAAAAAACAAATGGCTACCATCGACGAACTGAAGTGGGCAAGTCTCACAGCCGCCGTCAACGAAATGCAGGCTCCGAACAAGTTCCTTCAACGGCTCTTGTACGATCGCCATGAGCCAAAAGAAACTGAGGACATCGAACTCTCTACGGTATTGGCGGGCAGAGATGCGGCTCCGTTCGTGAGAAAGAACGGAGAAGCTATTCTGGTTTCTGGTACGACCCGGCAATTCGCAACCATCTCCCCTCCCAATATCCGCATCAAGCAACCCTTCACCGCATCCCAGTATCTGTTTACGCGACAGCCTGGGACTCCCATCTTCTTACCTCCGGGTAAATCGCAGGCAGGGGAGGTTCGTCTGGCTATCGGACGAGATCTGATGCACATGGAGAACATGATTACGAACTCCATTGAATGGCTGGTGGCTTTGTCTTTGCAGGGCGTCATCTCGTACTCTGTTGAAGACCAAGAGGTGTTCCAGATTACAATTCCTCGTGCTGCAGCTAATGACATCACCCTTTCAACTTTCTGGGATGATGCCACTCCTGCAGACACCCGACCTCTTGCAAATATCCACACAGTCAAAAGAATCCTGTCTTCGATCCCTGGTTCTGAGGGTTTGGCTGTTACAGACGCAATCTGCGGCACAGAAGCCGCAGCCGCACTACTGGAACTTGTGGAAGCCGGGGCAGTGAAAATGCTCGGTCAAGCAGGATTGCAGGTCTTGGCAGGGCAAATGACATTTGTAAGCAAATTTGATAAAGATGGTGTCATTTTCCTTGGAATGCTCGGGGGTGTTCGTTTCTGGGAATACGGACGCACCACCAACCTGGATGGTACAGCCATCAATATGATTCGACCGAAGTACGTTGAATTCATCAGTGCAGATAATGTCTCTTCTGATCGAGTCATGTACTACGGAGCCATCGCCGACATGACGGCTTTCCTGTCAGGCAAATTCAAGGGTAGACGATTTGCCAAATCTTGGATGAAGGAAGATCCCTCTGTCCTTCTTGCCTTGGTCACATCGCGTCCTCTTCCTTGGCCTCGCAAACCCAATGCGACCGTATCCATGAAGGTTGTGTCTGGCTAAATCGAAGAGCAAGAAAGTTCCTACAAATACTCTCGCCGGTGCCGGAAACGGCATCGGCTTGCTTAGACCTCTGACCTGAAATTGAAAGGATCTGCAATGCAAGGTAGCGTCGATAAAATGTGTCTCAATCACCAGAATCAGATCATGCCAAAGGGCACAATGTTTGATGTGGTGGAAGATCGAACGGCAACCCAGAACGTGCCCTTGTCCAAACGCTATGGACCAGGAGAGATTAGGCGATCGACTTTTGAAGATTGGGTGAAATCAAAGCACGCCCATGCTGTAAGAGACAGAGAGGTAACACAAGCCGATATCACAGCGATTGACGAAAAAAGAACAGAAGATCCTCCGTTGGCTCCCAATACTGGGATGCACACTCAAGAGGGTGCAGAAAGTCATGAAATGCAACGAAGAGTCTTGCAGCAACAGCAAGAGCCCCTTGAAGTGGTTGCTACTGCACCGACCCCTGCCCCTGCACTGGCCCCTGCACTTGCACCAGCCCCTGCACCAGCCCCGGCCCCTGCCGCCGCTGTGACTCAGAAGGACAGTGTTTGGGTGATGGATCCTACAAAGATCATGGGTAGCTCCTTGGAGGATCTCAATGGCATGATCGGGGATCGACTACACCCAGAACAACGAAGCAACTTCCGTCCGTACATATCACGAGAAGATGCCATCGCTTGGCTCTCTCAAGATTTCAAGCCCACTGAAGTAGTCCAGGACCCCCCTGCAACAGGTCAAGCAGTCTCCAAGACAAGCTAACACATGCCACCCGTCCCATTGTTTATCCCGAGCCGGTCAGTGGCTGAGAAGAGCCTCAGGCTCTCTGGTGGACCCAATGAATCCACCACTCAACAAGTAGATGACGCTTTGCTGGAAGTGAACATCGGCTTCCATGACCGGCTTGGGGCCAGCAGAGTTACCGCCCTTCAAGCGATGACTCGCTCAGACACCCCTTCCACAGAAGATCAACGAACCAGAGCAAGAGCAGAGGCAGTAGAACGCAATTGGCTAAAGTTGATTCTCATGAGATCCATGCAGGCCTTCTTTTTAGATGGAGCCTCTCAGGCATCTCAAACCTGGAATGAAGAAGGCCTTCTTAGAGATGCTGGAAAACGAGCAGAATCAGAACTCGTAAGACTCGAAGGAGATGTCAAGGAAGGCCTGGATTTCCTAGCAGGGATTGTAGAGGCAAGTAATCCCCATGTGACCGTCATTGGTCCCCCAAAGACCAACCCCGCCCCCGGCAGTTTTATCTACACAGCCACATTATGAGTCAGAGAGCACGAATCCAGAATGGACTCACTAGACTTGCCAAAGAGGGCAGGTTCTTGCCTGTGGTCTACAGCAAGGATGGAGAAGTTGCACAAATTGATTTGGAAAGCAGCAATTTCATAGTTCCGAATACTGCTCTATCGAACGAAGTCTCTGCTGAGTTTTTCGACGATGTGCGGCTAGGCAGAAGACTTGCAAGACGAAGATCAAAATGGGTGTTTGAATTGAAATTGGAGTTCCCTAGTGAAATCACAGGAGAGCTATTTGAAGATGATTTCTTGGATCCCGTTCGCTCTCTTCCACGAGATTCTGAGAAAGGACTTCTCCATGTCTTGCTTTACTTGGTAGATGCAGAGTACAATCACCCGCCACAACAAAATCCCTCTTCAGGCAGTAAAGTCACTTACACGTTTGAGGCCGTTGAAGGCCGACGATAGGAGAAATCACAATGGCCGGTCCCAACACCACAGGACTCCCGAACACACAGGACTACAACCTCGGACGCGGTATAGTCTACTTTGCTCTTCTTGATGCCGTCACTGGCTTGCCTTTGGCGTATCGAGATCTTGGCAATGCTACAGAGTTCGGCATCTCGATTGAGAGCGAAACACTGGAGCATCAATCATCCCGTGAGGGTCTCAAGGTCGTAGATAAGGAAGTCGTGATCTCTCAGAAGGCGACCATCTCTCTTGTCCTTGATGAGATCAATCACGAAAATCTGGCATTGTTGCTGTCTGGTTCCCAGGCAACCCACACCAACCCCGCAAAGACAGGTGTGACAGAGTATGAATGGATCGTGGGAGACGAGTCTGCTGCAACAGACTTGGCTCTTGCTCGACATTACGATCTCATCACATCTGGTGGGGAACGTCTGTACGATGTGACCCCTGCCAATATCACTCTCAAAACCACCAACGGCACTCCCGTTACTCTGGTTCTGGACACCGACTACACAGTAGATGCCACCTGGGGTCGTATCTTCATCCTGAGCACCTCCTCTGTGGTAGCCACAGCCATCGCAGGTTTCGAGGGTATCACCTTGGAGTACACGGCCACAGCAGGCTCAGACAATGCAGACGAGGTTCGTGCATTGACCCAGACGAACATCGCTGGTGCTCTCAAGATCATCTCAGAAAACCC